AACGGAGAATATCTTGCCGGTCGTAGAGATGTGACCATTGATGTAGATGCTCTCTATATCTATGATGATGTGGCAAAGAAAGTTCTTCAAGCTCATTTCACAGAAGGTTCTCCATCTACACTCACCTGTGTTGTGACCATGCCTGACGGAAATACTTATACAGGTGAAGGCATCCTTACCTCTCTTGTCTTCACTGGCCCTTACGAGGATGCTCTCACAGCCACTGCCTCGATTCAAATCACCGGAGGCATCACCGCATCTTCAAGCTAATTCTAGCTAAATGGTGGTTTCTTCTGGTGAAAAAATAAAAGGGAGGTCTGCATGAAGCAGGCAGTATCAATTGAGATTGGGGGAAAACGCCGTTCTCTCCGCTATACTTTCAATTCACTTATTGCACTTGAGGAAGAGTTTGGTATTCCCATTGCAAATTTCGACCAAATTCTAAGCGGTGCAATGTCGCTGAAGCATGTCCGGGCATTGCTCTGGGCAGGTCTTCTCCATGAAGACAAATCGCTAACACCTGAAGAAGTCGGAGAGTGGATTGATATCTCCCAGCTCAATACCATCACCTCAAAAATTGAAGAGGCCATAAGTCTAAGTTTTGGAAGCGGTGACGAGAAAAAAAAAGAGACGACCGGGGGCGAAGCGGAGAAAAAAACCTGATTGAGGATTCATATCGGTTCGCCCTCGGCGAACTCAATCTCACGCCAGATGTCTTCTGGTCTCTTACTCCTCGGGAACTCGAGGATATGGCGAAGGGGTATGAAAGGCGATTTCGAAAAAAGGTAGAGCTAAACGCTATTCTTGCATGCTGGATTATCAATTATTCAGGCTGGACAAAAAGGGCAGTTCGGCCTCGGGATTTAATTCGATGGCCTTCAGATGAGGTAAAAATCAAATCTCCAGAAGAAATCCGCAAAATTGTGAAAGAAATTGCTAAAGAACACAAGAAAAAATTTTGGCGGCTCATTAAAGATGACTATGTCAAGGAATAGGAAAAATGGCTAAAAACATAGGTCAACTTTTTGTCTCTCTGTCTATGGATACCTCTAAATTTGTTGGCTCAAAAATTTCTCAAGTAGGAAAGACAACCAACTCTACTCTTACACCCGCCCTGAAAAATGCGGGAAACACCGCCAGTAAAACCTCGACTGCAATTAGTTCATTAAGGAAATCCATCCTTGGGTTGGCTGGAGCATATATTGGAATACGAGGAATTGGGAAGCTGGCGAGTTCTTTTATGTCGGTTGCCTCTTCAACTGAGCAATATAGACTTCGTCTTGAAACTTTGCTTGGCTCGCAGGAAGCCGCCACCAAAGCGATGGAGTTTTTTAGAAAAACTGCCGCTAAGGTTCCCTTTACCCTTCAAGAGGTGATTGAATCAGGAACTACTCTCACCGCAATGGGAGCAGATTTGCAACAATGGACTCCTGTTTTGACCGACCTGGCGGCTGTAATGGGAATGAAACTTCCTGAGGCGGCCTCGGCATTAGGACGAGCATTCGCTGGTGGTGCAGGTGCAGCTGATATTTTTCGTGAACGTGGCATCCTGCAAATCATAAAAGACTTTGCTCGGATGAAATATGGCATTGATGATATTACGAAAGTCAGCCTGCCAGAATTCAGGCGAATTATGTTTGAGGCCTTCACCGATCCGCAAGGTAAAATAGCTGGGGCGGCCGATAAACTCTCTACTACCTGGGCTGGCACTGTCTCGATGCTTCAGGATAAATGGTTTCAATTCAGAGATGCTGTGATGAAGGCGGGGGTATTTGATTATCTCAAAGAAAGATTGAGTAAATTTAATGAAAAATTAGATGAGTTAATAAAAACCGGAAAATTGCAAGAGTGGGCTGAAGGTGCAGCTACTGCAATCATGAATTTGTTTGACGCAATGGAAAAGATTGCTAAAATTGCCATTCCCATGCTAAACAAAGGATTGAAGGCGGTTAATTTTTGGTCTCAACGAGTTCGGGATGTCTCGTATAAAACTCAAGCTGCTTGGTTGAAATTAAAATATAGTGGAGATGAATTAAATAGAAAACTCTGGGAATTACATGCAGAAATTTATGGCGGACAAGCTGTTATTGACGGATATGATAGAAAACTTGAAGATATGGAAAAAGAAGAAAAAGAGGCCGAGAAATCCACTGATAATTTGAATGAGGGGTTTAAAGCTCTTATAAAAACAATCGAAACAAATATCCAAAGTGCAAGCTCAATGGTTGTAAGCTATAAAGGAGTCATCCCGGTAGTGGTTAATCTCACAGATGTTCTTAAACAAGCTCAAGCTACCTTGAAAGATGGTTTTCTTGAAACTGCTATTCCTGGAGCAAGAGATTTTAAAGATGTCATTGAAAAAGTCCCGGAAAGCCTTGAAAGTCTTTCACATGAAACACAAAAGACCACACAGAGAATAAATAATTATTTCGATGGTCTTTATAATGATATCGCCACAGGCTGGGCGAATACAATCCAAAATTGGCTTGAGGGAACAAAGACATTTAAAGAATTTCTTTCTGATCTCTGGGAAGATGTAAAAAAATCATTTTTCCGTGTTATCGGTGAAATGGTGGCCGAGTGGAGTGTAAACTTTATAAAAAATCTCATTTCTGGCGCAACCTCGGCTGCCTCTAGCATAACCTCGTCACTTGGGTCATCAATTTCAACGATGACAACTGCACTCAAAGGTGTGGGAGAGAGTGTTGGAGCATCATTAGTGTCACTTTCAAAAGCAATTGCTAAATCAGCAAAAATTTTAGCCGGTGCATCTGCGGATATTTTAACAGTAGCAGCTGTGGCATTGGCTATTTACGCATCATTTAAGTGGGTACAAGGATGGATGAGTAAAATTTGGGGCAAAGGAAAAAAAGGTGGCAACGAATATATAGCTAAGCTTCTTGAAGAGCAAAACTGGGTCTATTTAACGGCTATCAATGAAAAATTAGATGATGTCAATAAAAAATTAGCTGGGATGTGGGGTGGATTTGGAAAGAAAATTGACCACGTGAATGAAAAATTAGGATGGATAAGAGGTTTGGCAAAAGATATAAGTAACTCCAATTCAGCCATAGCCTCAGGAATACGAGGTATTATTTCGGCAATAAATAGATTGGGCAAAAGAGTGAAGGGTTTTCAGGCGGGGGGCATTGTAAAATCCCCACCTCATCTCCCAACCTAAATGTGACACTTCAAATGACCGTTCAGGCTCTCGATGCTCAGTCTTTCAAGGATTTCATTCAGCGAGGCGGTGGACGGGAAATAAGCGATTGGATTCAAAACCAACTTGCTTCTGGCCGTCTCCGAGTGCCTATAAATTCAGTTTCGGGGTAAAAAATGGCTGTAAAATTTATGTATAACAATCTTTGGGATTCAGGCACATTGACCGCTAGTTCTGAAAATTCAGATTTTCCAGCTTCAAATACTCAGCACCATTGGTGGAAGAAATACTGGAAATCAACCGGGGTGTCCGGTGAGTGGCTGAAAGTGGATTTGGGGTCAGCCCAGGATATTAAGGCCCTTACAATTAAATACCACAACTTTACAGCCGGAGCTACCTTGAAAATTCAAGCCAATTCCTCGGATAGCTGGACTACTCCGGCGGTAGATGAGACACTTACCATAACCTCAGATATAATTGTAAAATTCTGGTCTTCAGCTCAAAGTTACCGGTGGTGGAGAATTTATATTGATGATACCGGAAACAGTGATGGTTACCTGAGAATAGGCCGGGTATTTTTAGGTGATTATGTAGAACTATCGAAGGTATACTCATATGGCTATGAATACCAATATATTGACCCTTCTGATTTAGTTTTTTCGGCAAATGGTCAGGTTGCTAGTAACCAAAAAGAACGATATAAACGATTTTCATATACTTTCCGAGGATTAATCTCAACCGACAAATCTAATCTTGAAACAATTTTTGACTCGGTGGGTCAGTCTATCCCTTATTTTTTCTGCGAGGATTCTTCTTCTCCGTCATCTTCGACTTTTTACGTCTTAAACTCTGCGGCTTGGGTTGTGGCGAATATTCCCGACTCCGACAGATATGAATTTCGCCTTGAACTTGAGGAGGCAAGATAGTGGCTATAACTATAACTCAGAAAGACAATCTTGTTTTCCTTGTGGAGATAGAGCCGGCTAGACGCCTTGATACCGAGAGTTGGACACAAGACGAGACATATACAAATTGTTACTACCTTTCTCATTCAGAAGGTGAACCATCCAGAGTCCAGGAAGACGGCACAGATTATACAGAAAGGGCAAGTTTGTCAGATTGTGATTCCAATGCCTCAAGCTGGTATTTCGACAGTTCTAACAATCGCCTTTATGTCCATACTTCCGGCTCGGACGACCCGGGCGGTGGAGGCTATGTCATCGCCTCTTTTTGGTGGGAATATTTTACTTCGAAACAATACGAAGGCTCAGATGAGATTGTTTTCAATGGAAAATTTTACCGTCCCGTTTTGGATGATGCCAGCATTCCTGATATAAGCCTTGCGGTATCTGATTTTTCAGAAGGGGGAATTCAGAAATCTATTGGACCAATAAGGCTTATCAATGCTGATGGTTATTTCGACCAAAAACTATATGATTATATCTACACGGCCAAAAGGATTCTCATTAAGGTAGGAAAGAAGGGGGCTGATTATTCCGACTATATTACTCTTTGGAATGGATGGACGGGAAATATCGTTTGGTCGGACACATATATAGAAATAACCGTTGAAGATTTAAGGAAATTTGTCTTGTAAGGGGTGAAACATGGCTTGGGATGAAGGAACAATGAGCCAAACAGCTGGGGCTTTACTTACAGTCCTAGATACATATTTGGTAGCAAATGATTATTGGTCAGTTTATGATGCTTCAGCAGGAACAAATGCAAAAGTTTATCGAAACTACGATGCCTCAGCCAATGTGGATTATTATGTCAAAGTAGATGACAACTATACAGATTACGCCATTGTCGAGCTTTGGGAAGGTTGGGACTCAGGCTCTCACGCTGGAATAGGAAATAGTCTAACAACAATAAATACGTATTCTATGTATATCCAAAAACCCAGTGGTGGATATGGTATTGCTGTTTCAAACCATAGATTTGTTTTTATAGAACTTACAGATGGCCGAGGATACTACATCGGCCAACTAAAGCGATTTGATACCTCAAAAAATATGCCATGTGCCATTGTTGCTACTAGTTCTTCATCGGGGGGTAATCCTATTGGATATTATAATTCTTCCTCAACTGCTGGCTGGGCATGTCTTTTTGATGAAGATGGAAATGTTGGAAATATAATTCATGCGAGAGAATACACCTCGGGCCACCAAACACTAACAACTATAGCTTCTACTATCCTTATATTTGAGACTATCATAGTAAATAATGCAACAAAAAAAGCTATGGGACAGCTCGAAAATATATGTAGATATCATTCTTCTCAGGTTGGTCTCACAAATGGACAAACGGTAAGTCTAGATGGATACGAATGGCTGGTTGTGGATAATGGAACTTATGGTTTTCTTGTGAAAAAGGCTTAAAAAATGGCTGATTATAACGGGGTTTCAATCACAATTAGCGAGTCCGAAAACTTGCTTTATGGTGTGAATCCCTGGCCTCTACAAAATAGATTCAGGATTCAATCAGATATAGTATATGCCGATTCATATACACTTGAGTTGAAACATGGCGGAATTTGCGAAGTTTGGTATGCCTGCAATGCTGGAGATGTGACTGTCTCTGTATATGTATATCCACCAGAGGCGGGAAAGATATATATGAGAATTATTGACCCTGATACAAGAGAAATAAAAGCTGAGGCTTCAGCCTCAGGAAGTGGAGTATGGGAGAAAATTGAGGCAAATTTTATCGCTTCAAAAAAGGTATATTTAGTCCAATTAATAAATCCTTGCCAATATGATAACGGAGAAAAACGGGCTTATTTTGATAATCTGGAGTAAAGGGTGTGGGTAGTGCAAAATTCATTGGCTCAATGGAATACGGGAGAATCCCTTATGCCGACTCCCAATATTTCGTCTGGATTGGAGACATGGAATATGGGAGAATCCCAGCTATTGGATTCATTCCCGAAAAGGGAGAGGGAAAAGAAGTGTTAGATGTAATCATTCCTAGAAAACGATACAATACTACCGATTATCCTAATCTCGACCCGAATGCAGATGGCCAGCCTATTCCCCTTCTTTTTGGCCACAAATCAAATATTATTCCTGTCTGTATTGACACCACGCAACTCAAATATAAAATTTGCGATGAATCCTTGGGGGGATTATATAGTATTGAATCAATTACTGCAGATGGAGAAACTTTAACTCCTAGCTCTGATTACACAGAAGACTTAGTAAATTGTGAATTTACTCTTACGGGAACACCAAAACTTTCAGCTTCTACTACCTATTATTTTGTCCTTGAAGCTGATTTTGCGATAGATGGCTCGAATTATCTTCAGGTGGCGGGAACTACTGTTGGTTATGGTGATGGTCAGGCTTTTGAGATAGATGGGGCTGGAAATTGGACTGGTCAAAGTTATGATTTAAACTTTGAAATCTACGGTAAGGATGACCTTGAATCTGGTTCTGAAGAATTAAAGGTTAGCTTTGTAAAATGGCGGCCAAGCTGGGGATACTATAATTTTCGAGACACTACAACAAGAACCAGAATTGCTCAGAGCTTTGTCACTCCAGCAGGAAATGATTTTTATATAACACGGGTAGTCCTTTGGTTTAAAAAAATAGGTTCACCTTCAGGAACGGCCAGAATAGCCATCCTTTCACAATATACACCATCTGAAGTCCAGGTTGGCTCAAAATCCCAGCAAATGGGAAACAAAGATGTTTCACAATTTGGAGATGGCGGAGAACAATCAGCCAGATTCACGCTTCGATCCACACCATCAGAAATCTTAGTTGAAGCAAAAGGTTATAAAAACGCCGACTCAAGCCTCATGACCAATGTCTCAGATATCCTGAAAAAGGTATTAAATGATGTTTTGGATATTTCTGACTCAAATTTGGATTTAACTGAATTTTCCAACCTTAAAACAGATAGAACTCAGGAATTAGCGATATATCTTGATTCTGAAACATCTTTTCAGGAATTTGTGGAAAGATTAGAAGCAAGTTGTTTGTTCAAGCTGATTCCCACGCTGAATGGAAAATTAGCTCCCATCGTTTTTGAATCAGGCGAACCATCTGGAACACCTCATCTTAGAGATGAATATTTCGTCAATTTTCAAATGTCACAGCGGATTGACACAGTAAAATACAACTATAAAATCAAATATAATGAGAATCCCGCAAAAAGAACTTTCTCTGTATATGAAACGACTTCAGATGTGGCGAAATATCTATATCGAAACGAGGAAACTCTTGAAGTTGAAACTTATTTGAAAAATTCAACCGATGCTCAAAATCTGGCATCTTCTTTGAAATCCATGTATGAGACCCCTCGACTTGAGGTTTATTTTTCAGATTTTGGGATTGGCTACAACCAAGTCCCGACTGAAAAGGTGAAATTAACTAGAGACAGGGCATTATATTCAAATGGTCAACTCTCTGCGGTACTTTTTAGGATTCGGGAAATTTCGAAACGGAGTAATGGATTGGTGGAAGTAAGGGCAATTTTAGACTCTCAAACCTATTAAGGGGGAATAAAAACATGGCTGGCACAGGAAAAATATTTTTAAGGCGTGATGAGTTTGAATCGTTTACGATGCGACTTGAAAAACGCCTCCAGTCTCTCCGCATGCTAGCTTTGGGTAGTGGAGGGGTAACTTCTTCCACAGCAGGCGAAGCTCTTATCCTTGACCAAACCACACCCCAAACAATCGTAAACGGCATTCCTTTCCTCGACCAAGAATATGATGCTTTCTCAGACTTAAAACAATTCGTCAACAAAGGTTATGTAGATTGGGCAGTAACAGCCATTGGAGCGGCCTATTACATGACCGACGATACCGATGGCGATACGGGTTACAAGATTTGCTCTCTTACTCCCTCGGCTGGCTCAGAAACATATGTCGAGGCATCAGGGGTGACCGATGGCCAGCTTCTTGGAACATGGATCTCAGATGTCGGAGAGGCACCAGCGAAACTACTTCGGGGTATATATGACTGGTTTATCTTTGCTGAAAAAGTGTCAGGCACAAAAACCTTGCGGCTTTACTGGGAGCTTTATGAAAGAAAAACCGATACTTCAGAAGTCCTTATAGCCACCTCATCGGAAAGCAACGAGCTGGATACAGGCGTAAAAACAAGCCACATAGTGCCTCTGGTTTTGGACTCAGATTATACTCCCGATACAGGCAGTCGGATAGTCGGAAAATTCTATGCCTCGGTGACAGGGAGTGGCAATGACCCAACAGTGAGACTTTACTACCAGGGTATTTCGGGAAGTCGTTGGGAAATCCCCACAAGCACCGAGGTATTGAATAATATCTATATCAAGCGAGACGAGATTGGCATAGATGACGATGATATTCTCCAAGTTGACCAAGCCTCGGGGCTTACTGCGGGCAATCTTGTCCGAGCAACATCTTCGGGGCTAGAAAGCCGGACGGATGCCGAGATTCTGGCTCAGCTTTCAGGGAAGGCGAGTTCGGCTTTTGATTGGAATGGGCAGAATTTAACAGGTGTTGATGATATTATCCAAAATGATATAGGTTTTTATTTTATTCCATCTTGGTTTATAAAAAGGGGACTTACTTACATTCCATTTATTTTACCAAATTCAGATGGATGGACTATTTCCACATCGGGGTCTGCGGTAGTTTCAGTTGAGTTCAAGATTGATATGCATACCGGGACAACTACAGATAGTATAGCACGAATATATTCTGGGGGTTTTGCAAGGGGTTTTATTTCTGGAATTACAGATAGGTATTTTTCAGTGATTGCCCAAAGCGGTGCATCTGGCTTGGGGGATGCTATTCTTTTTTTGGGGATATCTAATTCATCCTCGACTATTACAGATACCACTCGAATGATTGGATTTAAGGTAAGTGGGGGAACAATCTATGCTCATGTGGCAGACGGAACAAATTCAACGAATGTTTCGACGGGGGTAACTTGGACGGATGCGTGGAGACATCATAGTCTGAGTTTTGTCCTCGATGACACCGAAATAAAATTTTATATAGATGGTTCTTTGGAGGCTACAATTTCTACCAATTTACCAACCGATATGTATAATGGAAGGATTGTTTATCAGATTCAGAATAAAGTGGCAACAAATAAAAATATTGTTATTAGGTCAGCTTGGCTAATAACTTAGCAAGTAGAGGAGTAATGAAATGACCCAGAAAATAAAACTCATGGAGAGCCAGAGAGAGCTTCTGAGGCTGAAAAGGCTAATAGTACAAAATGCAGTCCGATTGGCTGAGCAAAAGCAGGCGGAGCTTCAGCGGGCGATTGAGACTGTGGCTTTGGAGCTGGGGATTGACATAGAAAAAGAGACTTGGCGACTCTCGAAAGATGGAGAGTATTTTGAGAAGGTGGAATAACCCCCAAAACAAAAAGCCACCCAAAAGGAAGAAAAATGATTAGAAAAATCTTAAAATTTATCTTCGACAAAATTATACAAATCTGGAAAATATTATTAAAAAAGAAATATTCTACAGATTCATATAAAGAAGAAAAACCCAAACCAAAGCCAAAACCAAAAAAGAAATATACCAAGACGATTTTCCCTTACAAAGATTTCATGGTTGGGTATGTGCCCTGGGATTTACATGGTTTTGTAATTCCCTTCAAAGATGGCTCGAGCTGGAATTTCAAAAATTTTGATAATGCGGCTGAACTTCTGGCAAAGCACGGCATCAACGCTATTCGCCTTTTTGCGTATTGCTTGGAAGACAAAAACTGTTTTGTATCCCTTTTTCACCCTCTACCCAAACACAAGGGAAAATTTATTTTCAAATATAACAGCCAGGGGATTCTTGAGCTGAATGAAGAATATAAAGATGAAATGCACCACCGCCTCGATTGTTTTCACAAGAGAGATATCAAGACGATAATTTGCCTGGCCTCTGGAATCAAAAGTCCTCGCTACAAATGGACGATGTGGAGTCGAAATTATTTGAATTTATCGGATGATTACAGACGATTTTTTACAAGTCAAACTGTTCGGACGATTTTCAAAGACTACGTCCGAGCCATAGTGAAAGAATTCGATAATCCCCGTGTTATCTGGGAAGTTATTAATGAGCCGCAAGGGGTAAATCCCAATATTCTAGATAGCTGGCTAATTGATATTATTAATTTTATGACCAAAGACCTGCGGCTTCCTCAAAAACGGATTATGATTGAACATATTGATAGCTCTATTGTGTTAAAATGGCTGAAGCGATGGAAAAAAGTTTTGTATTCTCGACATGCGGTAAATACCGTCTGGGCATTTACTCGTTTTCACCAAAAAGGATGTGAGTTTCAAAAATATTTTTACGGACCTTATGGACGGCGGATCATCTCTGATTCAGATGGGGCCTCAACCTGGGATGAAAGGCTAATCGGCCGGGGCCTGCGCGGATATTCCTGGAATCCCAATTTTTCAAGGCCAGCTAGCTGGGATATGATGAGTGGACTTATAACTGACTATGTGGCTGGCGGTGGTGGCTGGATTATTATGTCCGCCGGTGCATGGGCAAGGAAAACCGATGTCCCTAATATGAGTTTCTGGAAACATTGTGCTATTGAAGGAATTACTCGAGAAGAAGCTCGAAAATTTGGAGTTGATTATAAATTGAATAAATTACCCGAGCTTAAAGCCATCAAAATGGCGGTTGAGAAAATAATGGAGGGATAAAAAAAATCCCCGGGAATCAAAAGACCCCGGGGATAAAAAAATAGGGCTAGGGAATTCGAATTTGTCTCAGGTAATCCTCAATCAATCGCATCGCCATTTTGGAGGGTTTTGAGGACTCTTCTTTCAACCATCGAAATAATGTCCTATACGAAATACCCGCCTTTCTCGCCATTTCTTCATAGGTGAGATTCAGTCTTTCCTTCAAAAACCTCAAACAATATAGATAGTAACCCCACCTTTCTGACTCCTCTACCCAATTTTGGGCGAAATCTACAAAATCATTAGGGAGATAACTATCCCAACGCCAACTTTCCTTTCCTTCTTCTTCAGCACCCCTCACAATCCAGTTGTTCCTTTCGAGCCAATCCCGAAACAATCCCAATGTCTCATAGGATTGGTTTGGATACTTTACCAGCCACTCCACAAAAAGATCAGCCGGTAATGGCCATGTAGATTGAGCCATGTTCCCGATGGCATCCCTGAGGTTTTCCCTGAGAGTTTCAAGAGATATTCTTCTTCTCATTATAACCTCTATTGCCACTTGCTGTAAGTCCCTGGACCTTCCTCGTTATCGCCAATACAGTTCTCGTTATTACACTCTCTCAGCTCCACATAGTATTTATTGTCTTCCAGCAGATCCTTCTTCTCCTTTTCGAGCCTCTTTTTCGCTCTCTTGGCCTCTTTTTTTGACCAAAAAATGTAATCTTCTAATTCAGTTTCGCTGGGGGGATCATCTTCCCAATAGCAGAAAATAACGTGGTAATGTCCATACTCTCTCCATTGCTTTTCTTTTTCTTCGCCGTAAAAAACTAAGCCTTCTGCCTCCATACCCCTAAAAACTTCTGGAAAAATTTTCCTTGCCAAGAATTTCCGAAGTTTCCAGGTTTTTCTCATCATTGTAAAACCTCCTTAAATTTTTTTTGGCCTGTCTCATCAGTCCCCAGGAGGCCACCCTGGAGAGATACCCAGCCATTTATGACCGGGTATTTCGACCAAATAACCGCCACCAGAAGTGAAGAGCGTCTTCTCTATAATGGAAAGTATGTACTAAAAAACGACTTCCAAATTCTCCGGGTCCCAAATATTCTAAAACCAGATATTCATCATTCAATTTTACTAATTCATTTTTGCCTTGTTTTTTTATTTTGATCATCATCTCAGCTCCTCCACAAGAGAGGCAGGGAAGAAAACCTTTACTCCCTGCCGAGTTTCCTCGACGGGGAGTTCTACCTCTCGCTCCATCGCCCTCTCAAAAAGAATGAGCTCATAATCGCCCATCCTCAGGAGACCCTCATAGTCTCGAACCTGAGGGTCGATGGAGATGATAGCCTTCCGCCCTGGCCAGCGGGTGCTGTCGAGAGCGGGGTCGCCGTCTCGGAGCTTCCACCACCGAGCGACGATGTAGCCGTCACCAATTTTCTCGATGGCGGATTTGGGGGCCCAGAACTCCTCGTCTTTCCTGGAGTAGAACAGCCCACCCCAAGAATCCCGAGAAGTCCCCTCGAAACGAAGAAGGTAAGCCTTCTCCGTCTCCCGGACCACCGAGAAAGACCCTAAGATGATTTGTTTCTTTTCTCTCATTTTTTTCTCCTTTCTTTTTTCTCTCATCTTTCTATATATAATATACGCCAAAATATGCCGTTTGTCAAGTATTTTTTTAAAAAAATTTGAAATTTTTTGAAATTTTTTTTAAATTTTTTGAAATTCTGCACAAACAATGTGCAATTTCATTAGTTTTTTCGCCAGAAATTAGAATCCTCTTTATTATTTGATGGGTTCTTTGTTTTATATTCTATTAAATTCCCTGATTTCTTTTTAACTCATGAAGTTTCAAATGTTTTAAATTCTTTTTTAAAAACGGGCTTGACAAGCCGCAAGATTTTTCTTATATTAATATTGCAATGAAAATTTTAGGCGTCTTCAAGAAAATCAATCAACCAAAGACCCTTGAGGAATTTATGACTATTCATAGGTTCAAAACCCAAAGAGATTTAGCTCGTTTTCTAGGAATATCTGAATCTTATATTTCTCTCTTTCTAAATGGAAAATATCGTTTTGGAAAAAAGATAGCCAGAAAAATTAACAAGAAAACAGGCATTCCCCTGGAGAATCTTCTTTTTTAGGAGGAAAAATAAAAAGAAAATCTATTGACGTTTTTTACGCTGAGGATTGGTGTCCGTACTGTGGGAAAAGGGTCCTTTATATTGAATCTCCCGATCCAGAATTTATCCAGGCTCTGGATATCGGGACCACCTATGGGACATTCCTCATTTCTGGTTGTATACATCTCAGCCATTACAATTTCAAAAAAGGCTGGTTTGTATTTCAAAATTTAGAAAAGGAGGTCTAACATGACTAATGCCAGGGAAAAAATCACAAAGGAAGAAGCTCAGGGAGAAATCATTGAAGTTGCTGAGCAGAACGGCGGAATAGTAAACATCCCTGCCGTAAAACTCGACTCCCGACAGATTGAGGAAGAAATCCAGCAACTTGAGAAAAATATCGAACTATTTAACAGGGTCAAAATTGTTTCCCTGAAGCTCACCAAAGAGGAGGATTGGATTAATCAGGATGGAAACCCGTATCTCATGGATCGAGGAGCTGAAAACATTGCTATTGCCTGGGGGGTGGATATTACTGATGTTCGGGTGAAACAGGAATGGTACGAAGATATGAAGGGTCGCTATTTTGGTTTTATCGCCACCGGAAGGGCCCATTCAAAGAAGCTGAATCGAACAGTTGAAGATGTCGGGGTTTGCACACAGAGAGATAAACTTTTCGCGCGGAAAGACGGCAAGTTCATTCCAATTGAAGAAGTTGATGTGGCGAATATTCGAAGGAAGGCGGTCACGAATCTTCATAATCGTCTCATTAAGCGACTGGTTGGGCTCATGTCGGTTACTTTCGATGACCTGAAAAAAGCCGGGCTAAATACATCCAGAATCCAGAAAATCGAATACAAAACCGCAAAAAAGAAGACTGAGAGGGCCCTTAGTCCTCAAGCTCTTGAACTTCGAGAGAAAATCTGGAAGATGCTTATGGATTTAGCTCTTGGAGATGAAGCTCAAGCTCTTGCACTTCTTGAGGAATACTCAAAAGTTACTACCACTAAAAACGGAAAAGAAAAAACCTATTATGCTAAGTCGCTTGAAGATTTGAAATCTGAAAAATGGATTCAAGTCACATATGGAAAAATCAAGAAAGCATGGGAAATAGAAGTAGGGATTGAACCCGAGGAAGAAGAAAAATCCCTTTTTGAGGAGAGTGAGAAATGAATAAACAAGAAGCCATAAAAGAAGCAAAAGAAAGGCATGAGAAAACATTAAAAAGAATAGAGCTAGCCGCACAAGTTGATGAAAAATTGAAGCAAATATTACCAGAAGGGTGGAAAACAGGTTATGTTCTTGAATGGGATGGATATTTGATTTCTAAATTTGATGATGAAAAATCAATGGGTGATTTAGAGTTTCGAGTTATCAGTTCCTTTTTAGAAAAAATCCTAGGAAAAGAAAATGTAAAAAGAAAACCATGGGTTGTTGGTGATGTTGTCTTTTGTCTTCTTACAGAAGCAACTTATCAAAAAGATGGAATTACACTTCCTATTGAAGTTCGATTATTTCAACCGAAAAGTTGTAAGATTGAATATAAGGAAGTCACAAAAAAAGAGGCTATTGTTGATCCGGCTTGTTTAGGAATTCAAGAGGAGGCATTAGAATGATAAATATTGTCGAAGCGGTGGATAAAGTCTACCGGCGAAAGATAAAGCAATATCCTCATCCTTCGAATCGAGCCAGCGAGGCGGGCCATCCTTGTGTTCGATTCCTCGTCCTCTCTCGACTTCATCCAGAGCTGAAAGAACTCCATGATGTTTTACTTCAGCGGATATTCGAAGAGGGAAACCTTCATGAAGAAGCAGTTCTTCAGAAACTTCGAGAGGCGGGATATACCCTCGTTGAACAACAGCGACCTTTTGAATGGAAAAAATTTCAGCTCTCTGGCCACATAGACGCTAAAATTCGAATCGAGCAAGATGGGAAACCACTTTTTATCCCTCTTGAAATTAAATCTTGCTCCCCAAATGTATTTCAAGCCATCAAAAAAATTTCTCCTGAAGAAATGCTGAAATCCAAATATATCTGGGTGAGAAGATATCCCGCTCAGATTCTCCTATACATGCTCATGGATGGGAAAGAAGAAGGGATTATAATCTTCAAAAACAAAGCTACCGGAGAACTCTGCCAGAAGAATTTCCGCCTCACCGACGAAAATCTGGAATATACGGAATCTATCCTTCAGAAACTTGAAAAAGTGAATGATTATGTGGCCAGAAATGAACTTCCACCGGTTGAACCTTGCGAAGAATGTAAAAGATGCGGATTTGCCCGGACCTCGTGTTTCCCAGATAAAGATTTTGGCGAAGGTTTTGATCTGCTCAGCAATGAAGAACTCGAAGCAAAACTCACTCGCTGGGAAGAATTGCGACCTGTGGCCAAAGAATTCCAGGAACTTGACAAGGAAATAAAAGAAGAACTGAAAGGTAAAAATACAATCATCGGTGATTGGAAAATTGAGACAAAAGAATACGAGCGGACCCATTACAATATTCCTGATGAAATCAAAAAGAAATATGTTGAAAAGAAGCCATATTTTGTGGTAAAGATAGAAAGGATAGGAAAATGAAAAGAAAGACAAGGATTGATCATGCTATTTTCGATGAAATTGCGGTTTGTCTTAGTTGCGGCGATGAATATCCAATCTGGGTAAAGCTCCGCCATCAGCAGGCCGTAAAAGGAGAGGAGAGGATTTTTAAATGAATTTCAGGGGAGAGAGGAATCTATTTTTTGATATTTTCCTCTCTCCCTTGTCTTTTTTTGCAAGAAAAAATGATAAGAATCAAAACATCAAAAGAAGAAATTGAGATTTTTCGAATTGATTTTGGCAGGGATTTGCGAGGAGAAATCCGTCCATTTTTTGTTCATGCATATGATTCTAACGGAATATATTGCTGTCTTCGATTTGAAGATATCGAGGGAGATGAAAGAGAGATGAAAGAATTGATAAAAAAATTTTCATCTGAAAGGAAATATCTATGAAATGGTTCAAACACATGGTGGACAGCGGAGATGATCCCGACATTGGTCATATAATGACTAAGTTTGGCGAGTATGGATATTATCTTTTTTTTCGCATTTTAGAGCTAATGGCAAGGGAGTTTGACATAGAGAATCCCGGTGAGAATATTTTTGATTTTGAATGGTTCTGTAATCGCTTAATAATGAAGAATTCAAAACCATATTGCAACGGAACTAAAACCCAACGCTATACCCATCGCAAACTTGTCATAAACTTTCTCGAAACCTGCAAGAAACTAAAACGTTACGATTATAAAATACAAGAAGATGGCTTCATTTGGATTAAGTGTGAGAAATTAAAAGAGTTAACCGATGAATACACTAAAAGACAATTAGCGAAAAAGCAGAAGAATATCGGGACAAAATCCGTCCCAAAGAATAAGAATAAGAAGAAGAATAAGAATAATATATATATTAATCAAGATAGAGGCATTAAATCTAGTAATATTAATAATAATATAGATCGTGGCATCTATGATAGTAATAGCAACAATGATCTAGGCGTTAAACCTAGTGTTAATAGTAAATATATAGATAGTGGCATTAAAAGATCTTCTTGTTCGAAAAATTATAAATTTTCCGAACGTGATGAAGAATTAGCTTTTTATTTTGAAAAACTAATCAAAGACAATAAACCCGACTATAAATTCAGGGGAAAACAATATATAGAAAAATGGGCGAATGAAGTAAGGCTAATGCGAGAGCGAGACGAACGAGATTATAATAGAATAAAAAAAGTGATAGAATTTGCCCTCAATGATGATTTTTGGAAATATAATATTTTAAGCATGGAAAAGCTACGAAAACAATTTGACAGGCTTGAAATGCAGATGGGTAAAAAAAAGAAATCAAAAACAAACGTCCGACCGTGGGAAGAAATACAGGCTGAGCTCGAAAAAGACATGATAGGAAAGTGATATGGATAAAGAAAAATTAATCTTCTCAATGATTTTCCATTATCCCTATTTATTCCCCATTTTGAAGGCCAATTATACGGAAGATTTATTCAGTCGAAAAAGATACCAGGCTCTTTTTTTGAAAATGAAGGAGCTTTATGAGAAAGAAGGGCGGATAGATTTGCTTAAACTTTATGAAAAAAGCAAGGCATTTATCTCAGGCTCGGAGCTGGCTGAATTTGTGGCCTCAGATTGGGCAAAAGGGATTCCCGCGAATTCACAAGAGAAGGAATTTTTAGATTTAATCGCAGAAATAAAAAAAGAAAAAACACATCGGAAATTGATAAGCGAGATATCGGCGATAGCCAGGGGTAAACCGGTAGATTGGGAAGCCATTTCAGCAATCGTTGAAAGGGCCAGGGTCGTTGAAAGGGAAAGGGAGAGGGGAGATTTCAAGCTGGCATTTGAAAAATTTCTGGATTGGATTTCTCAAAGAGCCACCGCCGGGATAACTATTGGATTTCCTTCTCTTGATCGCTGGGTCCATAGTTACAATTTTGGTGAGCTTCTTTCTGTTCTCGGG